ACTGACGTTCGTTCAAGCCGTGTTCCTACGTTCTCAGCCGAAGTCCAGCGTGAGGGTGTTCGCGCCTACTTGCGTGGTACTTGGCAGAACGCTTCTCCAGAAGTGCGCGCATACGTCAATCATCAGATGAATGAAGAGCGTGCGCAGTCTGTAGGAACGAACTCGGCAGGTGGCTTCTTGTTGTCTGGTGAGTTCGCTACGCAACTCGAAGATGCTCGCAAGTTCTATGGTGCGATGATGGGTGTCGCTACCAACTATCGTACTGCTACGGGTGCGACACTTACGTTGCCTACCGTTGACGATACTTCTAACACTGGCGCAATCATCGCTGAGAACGCACAGGTTAGCGAAGGTGCGATGACATTCGCGCAGACCACGATCAACTCGTATACCTACACTTCCAACCTTGTTCTGGTTAGTTACGAGTTGATGCAAGACAGCGAGTTCCCTTTGGATGCGTTTATCGCTAACAAGTTGGGTGAGCGTCTCGGTCGCATCAACAATACGCACTGGACTGTCGGCACTGGTTCGTCACAGCCTCATGGTGTGGTTGTTGGAGCAGCATCCGGCAAGACTGGCGCAAACGGTCAGACTACTACTGTCGTATACGCTGACTTGATCGACTTGCTTCACTCTGTCGATCCTATCTATCGCACGAATGCCCGATGGATGATGAACGACGCTTCGGTAGCGAAAGTGCGTAAACTTGTTGATGGACAGTCGCGACCACTTTGGGAGCCAAGTCTACAAATCGACAAGCCAGATACTCTTCTAGGCTACCCTGTAGTTATCAATCAGGATGTCGCATCAATGGCGGCAAACGCTAAGTCAATCCTGTTTGGTGACTTTAGTAAGTACATCATCAGGGATGTCGCAGGCATTAGCGTTGTCCGTTTGCAGGAGCGTTACGCTGACTATCGTCAGGTTGGCTTCTACGCTTTCCTGCGTACTGGTGGACGACTGCTTGATGCCGGTACCAACCCTGTGAAGTACTACGCAAACAGCGCAACCTAAACAGTCAGCGCAACAACTTCATAGCGTCTGCGACCTGTCGCGCCTAACGTGGCGGGCAGGTCGCTGTCGTATAAGGCAGAAAGTCAATGCCTCCTCCAACCGATATCTATGTAACTGAAGACGAACTAAAAGCACAACTCGGTATTACGGATGCCGTCGACAACGACATGATCACGCGCATCTGTCATGCCGTTAGTCGACAGATTGATGACTACCTTGGCGCTACCGTTCAACCAGTGACTACCACGAAGTACTACTCACCAGTTACGCCATACCGAGTTATGACTGATCCGTATACGACACTTACAACTGTCGAGTACTGCCCAGACGGAACTGGTACTACGTGGACTGTGATGACTGGAACGGAAGAGTACCCATACAACGCGCCTAGCGAAGGCAGACCGTACACGAGTGTCGTTATTCCATACGCTAGCATCAACTCTTTTCCGATGTATGAACGAAGCGTCAGGATCACGGCAGTATGGGGACATGGCGCAACCGTTCCTACTGCGATCAAAGAAGCGGCAATCATGCAGGCATCGTTAGTTATGCGTTCACAACTAGCGGGTGGCGCGCCTATCGCTGGTGGTGCTGACTATCAGCAGACGTTAGTCACGACTGGTCTTCATCCATTCGTCAAACAAGTTCTCAATCCTCATCGCACTGGTGCGACATTCGGAATGGCATAACGAATGCGCGTCTATATTCGCAAGGAAGGTGCGCAAGTTATCATCCGTGCGCTAAACGGAGAGAAGTTATTCGTTGACGCAATACAACATCTGTTAGAGCAAGCGGTAACGCGCGGTATGACTATCGCAAAGTCACGCGCACCCGTAAGCGATCCTAGCGAACAACGATCAGAGATGCACCTACGTGATGCTATCGTTTCACGTATGTTCGATCCTAAGGTTAAGCGTGGTAAGCAATGGCTTCAAGGATCAGTTACTGGTTATGAAACTAATCCAGACTTTCGATACGGATGGGCGCTGAACTTCGGCAAACAGATTGCGTATAAACGTGGACCACGAGCAGGAACGACACTTGGACCATACACGTATCGAACGGGCACGAAGCGTCGCAAGGGTAAGCCAACGCTAAACTGGTTCACTGGTTCAATGAAACCATTACGCTTCTTTATACGCAGTAAACTAAAAGGCACCGAAGCAATGATTATGCAGCGATGGCTTGCTGAAACGAGTTCAGCCAAATGACTGTCGTTAGTGCCTTGACTACTATTGCGCAACACGCGAAGGCAGCGGCTGACGCATCGCAGATGTCTATCGTTCGGTCAACGTCTATTCATACGACACCTCCAGAGACTGTCGCAACCTTCCCAGCAATCATTCACGTATGGGATCGTAGTTCATTCAACCAGTTCCCTTATGGTCAAACACCAACTGGCTTTCAATCAGAAGAGGCAACGATTGTTGTATATATCTTGACGAACGCGCCAACGATGTCGCGCGCACAGTCGCAGTTGCTTCCTATCGTCGATGCCTACCGCACCTTTATCGCGCAGCACCAAGCATTGTCAGATACGGTACGACAAGTCATTCTGACAAGCGCAACGCAAGAAGAAGTAGAGTACAACGGTAAGTCATACTATGGTGCGACGCTAACGTTGGACGCACGCATATACCACGCAACTACGTGGGTGGAGTAACATACAGATGAAGTTGATGCCGCCAGTAGACGTTACGTTTGCGGATGTCGCAACCGCAAACGCAACCTACAAGATCACGTCAAAGACTAAACTGATCGAAGTGGTCGCTGCTGATGTCGAAGACTTGAAACGTATCGGTTGGCGTGAGCCAGTAGACACGACAACCTCTGTCGATGCGGCACCGAACGCTACCGACACGTCTGCGCCTAATAGCGAAGGATAAAGAAGATGCCAGTTGTTTCAAATACGTTTGTACAGTTGGGCAAGGAAAGTACGTGGGGAACAGAAGTCAACGCGACAGACATCATCCCTGTCACGTCTGATCCCACGTTCACGACCGAGTACAACGCTGTCCGTGATAGTGGCAGGCGCGGTATCGCAGCGATGGACTATCAGTTGCTTCAAGGTGGTGGACGTTCTACCGTTAGCCTTGAAGGGCCAGCCTACCCATCGACTATCGGTCATTACCTGATGGCTATCATGGGCACTGATACTAAGACTGGCGCAAGTGTTCCATACGTTCATACGTTTACGCTTGCGGCAGCAACTCCTTCATACACAATCGAAGACGTCAACCCAACGCAAGATCGTACCTATACTGGTTTGAAGTGTTCAGAAGTTGGCTTTACGTTCAACGCAGCGGATGGACTACTTCAGGCTACGAGTTCATGGACTGGCAAGATACCAACTACCAATACACGAACGACAAGCCTAACGGCAACGACGGAGAAGCCATGGATTGGCATTGACGCTAGCGTATCGCTAGGTGGTAGCGTAGTCGCGCGCGTGACTACGTTTAGCCTGACGTTGGCGCGTTCTACTGATCCTATTCACGCGACTGGTTCACGTGATCCTATTCGGATTGACGAGGGACCACTAGAGGTGACGTTTAGCGTAGCGTTAGACGCTGGCGCAACGCCTACGGATGACTTGACGAAGTACCTTGGTAGTAGTGGCGCGTTCACAGAGCATCCGATTGTTCTCACGTGTTCATACGGCGCATCGACTACGTTGCGTTCAATCGCATTCACGATGACGAATGCCAACTATGGCGAGGGTGCTGCGACGCGCGACATGGGCAGTGGTTTGTATCAGTTGACGTTTAGCGGCCGCGCTATGTACAACACAACTGACTCTGGACCAATCAAGGTAGTCTTGAACAACGCACAATCAACTGCGTACTAACAGGAGAGCGTATGTCGTACAACAAGAAGCCAGTCACGAAACGGATTGCACTTAGTGCTTGTGATGAACCAGACTTCTACATCGAAGTGGCTCATCCAGAAAGCATGAAGTGGAAAGTAAAGTCTCAACTGATTGCCGCAGCACAACGGCAAGACTTGGATGACGTTACACGTAGCCTTTATCAGATGGTTGCGCTGATCGTTGACTGGAACTTGTTGGACGCAGATACAGACGAACGTCTACCAGTTAGCGTAGAAGCGTTTGATCGTGTTCCGTCACACGTAGTGGAATGTATTGTCAGCGAGGTTGGACAACTCTTCAACGTACCCAAAAGCGGAGCGTGAACGTCTATTCGCATGGGTGGAGGGACATAAAGTCAACCCACCCAGTTGGGTGCCAGACGCCATACTAATGCGCAAGTATGGCTACACGCCTAAACAAGTGTTGCGACTACCGCCACTATGGCGTGAGCGTCTACTGTTACTTGAGAGTTATGAGTCACAAGTTCAACAAGAACGATCACGCAAGGCTAAACAGAAAGCACGCTGATGGCCGGTAACGCTGGTGGTGTCATTCGCATCACTGCTGTCGCAGACGATAAAGCAACAGGACCACTTTCTAAACTACAAGGCAAAGTAGAAGAGTTGCAGCGTGGCTTCGATGACGCTACCGGAGCTGTTAGCGATGCCGCAAAGTCTTTTCTTGGTTTAGGTGGCGCATCCCTTACCGTTGCTGCTGGTATCGGTGTTGTCGTTGCCGCTATTAGTGCCGCTGCTATTGGCTTTAGTCAGTATGCCAGTGAGGCAATAAAAGCGGCTGACGACAATCGTAAACTATCGAAAAGTTTCAAGGCACTTATTAGCGATACACAAAAAACAGACGAAACATTAGAAGCACTACAAGACTTTGCTGGCTTTACAGCATTCAAGTCAGACGATATCAAAGAAGTTGCGTTAGGTTTACTTCAGGCTGGTGTGGCCGCTGACGAACTCATACCAACACTCGCTGGACTAGGTGGTGCCGCACAAGGCAATACAGATAACCTAAAAGCATTAGCGTCGCAGTTTCAGACTTTAGCAGACACTCCGAAAGCAACAGTAAAGTCTTTGCGTGGGTTTGCTACTAATGGAGTGGATGCCTTACAACTACTCGCAGAGGCAACAAACCAAACTAAAGAACAGTTGATCAATAACTTCAACTCAATGAATATGAGCGGTGCCGATGCCGCTAGACTACTGCTTGCAAAGTCTGCTGAAAAGTTTGGCAGCGCAATGTTGCAGGATGTTGAGAATATCGACAACCTACTCGCTAGGGCAGCCGATAGCGCAGGTGATGCGCAAGAAGCACTTGGTAATGCGCTCGAACCATTACGCAAGGTATCGCTAAAAGCACAAGTTGACTACTTCAATGGCTTGACGCAGTTCTTCAAGGATACGTTCGACAACCCTATATTCGCGCGTTTGTTCGGGCAAGATGGTTCCGTTAGTCAAGCGATATCGAATATCAGCGAGATGATGGGACCAGTTATGCGTGTCCTTGGTCAACTCGGTGTCGCAGTCGCTGTCGTACTCGGTCACGTGATGTCTATATTAGGCGTTGTCGCTAAGATGCTCACGCCGCTATTCAAGGGTATAGAGAAAGCAGTACAGCCAGCATTTGAAGTCTTCATGGAACTATTTGACTTGTTCCAAGCGATCTATGAGATTGTGATTGAAGCGGCATCTGCGTTTAGTGAGCTACTTACACCTATATTCGGTGTTGTTGGTGAGTTCAACATTCTATCGACAGCGCTACGTTTCATCGCATCGATGCTTCGTACCGCAACCGAATACCTGCGCGCATTCGGCAAACTACTCAAGCCATTATGGGACTGGTTGCGATCAGTAGCGAATATCGTCAAGGATGCGGCTGACGGTATTCGTACCTTCTTCGCATCGCTTGGACTTGGTCCAAAAGCAGGTGCCGATGGCGCAACTGGTTCAGACTTCTTCAAGGATGCGCTACTGAACTTGATCCCAGTTATTGGACCAGTCATTACATTAGTACAAACATTGTTAGAGAAGTTGGGCTTGATACCGCCAGTTAAGAAGGTGGATGTTCAGGTCAACGTACCTAACCTCGGTGACGTAAACGCAAACGTCAACGTAAACGTCAATGCGCCTAACGTCAGCGTAGTCGACAACCTAAAAGCAAAGTTAGCAGAACTTCTAGACAAGAAGATCAATATTGATGTCAATACAGGGCAGTCGCAAACTAATATAGAAAAAGTGCGAGATGCGTTACTATGGTATAAGCCAGAGTTTGGCATCCTGTTTACCGCATCGACCGTAGTGGCTACGGTACTCGTTGAGAAGTTTCAGCAGTTACTTGGGAACGTTCCTACTGAAGTACCTACTACCGTTACGGTAACGACAGAGCCTGCGATGACGCAGGTATCAGACTTCAACGCAAACATACGGAACATCCCTACCGTAGAGACAACGGTAGGCATCCGTATTGCCGATGCGTCACGCGAGTTGCTGAAGTACATCAGCGATATGTTTACCGTACCGTTGGCGCTAAAGACTGGGTTCAGTCTAGCCTTCGGTAATGCGTTTGCGGAGTTGGCTAACTGGTCTGGTGCCTTGAACGCTATCCCACGAATGATTACAACCGTGGTGAATACTATTCAGGGAAAGACTGAAGTTGCAGATCAGCACGCTGCTCCGGCAACACAGTTCGCTGGTGAAGACATTATTGTAGATGGCTCATCAACTTCACGTGCCGCGCCTATAACAAGCGGTGGAGCAGGTGATGTCGCTGCCGGTGCGATCATCCTTGGCGGTGCCGCTATTGGTATTGGTGCCGGTGCTGGTCTATTCGGTGGCTGTTTCGTTGGCGATACGCTTGTGTCTACGCCAAATGGTTACGTTCCAATCGAGCAACTAGTTGTTGGTCAGTACGTCACCCTCTATACCGTCGATGGTGTTGTAGTCGCTGCGCCAATCGCTGAAGTCTTTGTATTCGACAATCGAACAATCATGCAGATCATTACGTCTGACGCAAAGACGGGAGGGTACTGGGAAACAATAGAAGTTACTGGTGAGCATCCGTTTGCGGTTGTGAATGAGCATCAGGATATTCCAGTACCCTACGAGTTCATACGTGCTGCTAACCTACAGGTTGGGATGGAGTTGCGTAATGCGTATGGACGCAGTAGGCGAGTTCATTCCATCAGGATGGTTGGATACACATCTCGCGTCTATAACCTAGAAGTTGATCATCCCGATCATACATACCTTGTCGGTAAGTTTAAGCACGTTGTTCATAATCGCAAAGGGTCTGGTGGTGAAGACTGGTTGCTACTAGCGTCTGGCGGTATCGTTATGAAACCAACTCCGGCAATCGTTGGAGAGGCTGGACCAGAAGCAGTTATCCCACTCGGTCAACTAAACGATATGCTCGGTAGTGGTGGTGGAGTGAATATCGCTAGCCTAGTCATCAATGTTGCTGGTTCGTTTAGCGATCCTGTAGCCGCTGGCGCATCCGCTGCCGATGCGTTCAGAAGGCAGTTAGGATTACAGCGTAGGATGCTTTTCCAGACAACGTAGGCGCGCCTAGTCACCTGTACGGGCAGCGTCGCACCGTTCACGTAGGGTAGCACGGTACCGGTGCCGGACACGCCTAGAACACGAAGCAAACGCGTGCTACGGGCAGGATCGCTAGGCGCGTGGTGCCGAACGGAGGCAACAAATGGCGCTAAACATTAGCCTTACGTTCAACGGTGTCCAGTACTCATCCTATGTGCGTTTGGCTAGTATCAAGATCAAAGAGTCACTACGTGACCGAGCAGGATCGCTAACAGGTCTGCAAATCGTCATCCCGTATTCGGGCAGTACACCTGCGGTAGCGATACCGCGCGCCGGACACGAAGCGGTATTGACCGTGAACGGTAGTACCGAGTTTGGCGGTATCGTTCAACGTGTCCGTGAAACGCCAGCAGGTAGTTCATCATTCTTGTATGAAGTAGATTGCGCTGACTACGTTCGATGGTTCGACAGATACCTTGTACAAGGCGTGACGTACCCTACGAATACCACTTCGGCAACTGCCGGTAGCATCATCAAGAGCATCATTACTGACTACTGCAATAAGGGATTGATTACGTGGGGGCAATCACTTATTGAAGCAGGTAACGTAATACAAGCACAGACGTTTGACTTCGAGCCACCAAGCCAGTGCATTGACCGTATCGCAAAGCAGATTGGTTATATCTGGTATGTAGACTACAACAAGAACGTAGTCTTTAGGTCATCACTTTCGACAGGCGGTGTCGCGCCAGTCGCTACGTTCAACTACGAGTCAGGCACAACGCTATTCGATATGACCGTTGAAGAGACTGGTGACCAGATCATCAACGTAGCGTATATCAAGGACGCAAAGGCTGTCGCGACTAATCCCGAGACAGGTACGGAGCTTGACTATGGCGATGGACTTGGCGATGGTGACGGCTATCGTTCCTTCTTCTCCCTAGGATACGAACCAGCAAGCATGGCACAAACAAGTGTCACAGTCACTTTGCCAGCAGGTGGCGGCACACAAACGTATACAACTGGCAACGGCAAACTTAAGCAAGAGAACATCGATGGACAGCCTGGTGATGGAAAGACTAATGACGTTGCGTTATTGTGTCTGCCTAACTGGGGTGTACGCTTTCAGCAACCGCCACCAGCAGGCGCTACGGTAAGTGCAACTTACAAGTACTTGGATATTGGGCCAGCAGTCTGGAAGGTAACTGATCCAACATCAATCACAGAAGTGAAGTCACGTGAGTCTGGCGCGTTATCTGATGGCATCTATGAAGAAGTCTTTAGCGCATCCGATCTGATTGCCGTAGGAAAGCAGACAATCGAGGATAGGGCAACGCTATACCTGAACGCGCGTCGACATAAGTGGCAAATGACGTGTGGCGCATACGGTACGGGATGGGCTGCCGGACAATCCATTACGATCACTTCTAGTAAACGATTTGGCGGACAGTTTGCGAGTGGCGTGAAGTTCTGGGTGACCGATATCGAGAAGTCTTTCCCCACTCCTGACGTGTACATCAACCAAATAACGTTGTCATCAGATATATTTGGTGAACTGTAATGGACGACATCGCACGCGTTATCGCACGTATGCTCGATAACCAACGGGCACGACCTACGGCACCACGTAGCAGACCACTTCAGTTGTTCATTACGAGCGATGACTCGGTCACGTCAAGCGAGACGAGTACGGTAACGATCACGGCAGTAGGCGCGCCGCGCTACGGAGTTGGGAAGTATGGGCAAGTCATCTTTGGACAGTAACGTTTATGACTTTCCACTCGTGCGCGGCAGGATCGCTATCACGATTGTCGATACCGTCAACCGTCAACAGATATCGTATATCGAACAAGATAACCTCATCACAACCGAAGGCTTGAACGCTATCGCTGCCGGAGTGACAGGAACATCCTTGACGCCATTCTATGTAATGGTAGGAACAGGAACGACAACTCCAACGCTAGCAGATACCGGATTGGCTACCGCAGACGTGACGACATGGAAGCCAGTAACTGGAGTGTCAGCCCTAGGTTCATCCGTGTACTATGGAATGGTTTACGGTAGCGCAACCGCAAACGGTACGTGGACTGAGATTGGTTTGTGGCGCAATGCGACAGCGACTGCGAATACAGGTACGTTAGTCGCTAGGGCACTTGTACCATGGACCAAGAACTCAACACAAGTGGCAACGGTCAACTGGACTTGGACTGTAGTGTAGGACAACGATAATGCCTTGGACTTCTATGCGTACCGTCACAGACAATGTCGACACGGTACTAGCCAGCGATATCAATAACATTCGCGGCAATATCCTAATGATCTCGCCAGATGGAGTTGTTCATACGTTAGTTCAACAGGCAAGCGCGCCTAGCGCACCTGGTGCCGGATTGGCTGCGATATACGCTAAGACAGATGGTTCGCTTTACTACAAGGTAGGCGCAAGCGGAGCAGAGCAGTCAATCGGCGGCGCAGGCTTTGCAAAGTCTTTCTTGATGATGGGATAAACAATGCCTGAAACGTTACGCGCAGCAGGATACGGAAGAAGTGGCTATGTGCTTGCCGCGCCTACCGGCACGATATCGGGATTGACCGTAAACATCACTTCCCTGACAGGCACGGTATCTGTAGGTCAATCAATCTATTCAACAGCATTATCGCCATCGCTACAAATCATTGGCTTAGGAACAAGCACAGGAAGTACCGGCACGGTATTCGCTACGTATCAAGATGCGTGTATATTCACAGGATCAATCTCAACAACTACGCTAACAGTAACTGCAGTAACGTATGGAACGCTAGCGGTTGGACAAGCGGTAGATGGAACTGGTGTAACTGCAGGAACATATATTACGGCACTCGGTACCGGCACTGGCGGTGCTGGAACGTACACGCTATCGCAGAGTTCAACGGTATCGTCAACTACTTTGTATGCAGGTCAGAACAATAACGCTATCTGTACTGGTTCTATCGCAACGACTACGTTGACGGTCACGGCAATGACGAATGGCCGCATCCGTACTGGTATGACGTTATATGGCAGCGGCGTGACGGCGGGCACGACCGTTACGGCATATGGTTCTGGTCAGGGAGGTACCGGCACGTATACGGTATCGGCAAGCCAAACTGTAGCGTCAACGACAATCACTTCATCATTTGCTAGCGCAGCGTTTGCGACATACCCTGCGGCATTCGTTGTCTACGATAATGGAGGCACGGCGAGTACCGCGAGCGTACTATCGAATATCACTATTGCGAATAACAACCGTAGCACTGCGTTGGTTCGCATTACGAAGTCTAAGTCATCGACACTTCATAGTGATTGGGTAGTACTTTCAGACGTCAGCGTGCCCGCAAGCGACACGTTGTTCCTAAGTAACGGCGTGGTATTAGACTCAACTTGGCGCTATCTTATAGCGTCAGCAAGCATTCCAGATGTAGTTGTATCTTGCGATGCGTCATACGTGACGTAAGAGTTGTCGTTATGCCAGCAACTAGAGGCAGCACAAACTTAGGAACACGTGACCGTATACGGCGCGCCTATGATCCTGACAACCCATTGGTCACGTCTGGAAGTGGCGCGTGCGTTTACTACGTTTACACAGACACTCCAACGTCAACGCAACAACGACCAACTCGCTATGCCGTATATAGGTTCATTGCTTCAGGAACAGTTGCGTCTGCGTATGGATCAGTTGCTATTGATTATGTTGCCGTTGCCGGTGGAGGTGGTGGTGGCAACTCGTACTTTCAAGGTGGTGGCGGCGCAGGTGGTTATATGGCTGGAACTACTAGTCTCGATACCACACTTCGTACCGTAACGATTGGCGCTGGCGGCGCGTCTACTGCTTCAGGTACAGACACAACATTCAATGTGCCGTTGGCTACGTATACCGGCACGATATCGACAACTGTTCTGACAGTTACTAACTTATTGTCTGGAACTATTGCTATTGGTCAACTCGTTACTGGTACCGGAGTGTCTGCGTCAACTCGTATCGTCTCGCTCGGCACTGGGACTGGCGGCACTGGAACGTACAACATTAGCGTTAGTCAAACGGTTGCGTCTGCTGTAGTGATGACGTCATCGCTGTCGCTAGTTGGTGGTGGGAACGGTGGCTCAAGTACTACTGGTGGCACTGGTGGAAGTGGTGGAGGTGGAGGTACGAATACCGCTGCTGGCGGAGCTGGAACGGCTGGTCAAGGCAATGCTGGTGGCACTGCTATATGGGACGGTGGTTCTAATGCTCGCGGAGGTGGTGGCGGTGGCGCTACACAAGCCGCTGGCGCATACTATGGTGGAACTGGTCAATCTAATACATTGACTGGAGTATTCATGTATCTTGCCGGAGGTGGTGGAACTAACGGCGTGAATGGTTGGAATGGACAATATGGTATCGGTGGAAAAGGTGGTGCCGGTAACGCATTAGTACCTGCTGGCGATACTAATAGTGGCGGCGGTGGAACAGGTGGTGGAGCAGGTGGTTCTGGCACCGTTATCCTAAGGGTACGCTTGTAATGGCGCACTATGCTGAACTAGACGATAGCGATATTGTTGTCCGAGTTCTTGTCGTACCTGATGCCGAAACACGTGATGAAGCGGGCATCGAACGCGACCACCTAGGGCACGCATACCTGCGAACGCTTCTGCCTGATTCTGGCATCTGGGTTCGCACGTCATACAACAACAATATTCGTAAGCGTTACGCTGGCATTGGTTTCAAGTATGATCGTGAACGAGATGAGTTCGTTCCACCAAACTACGTTCTAATCAATAATGAATGGACTGCGCCAGATGAATGACGTACTGCCTCTTGACGGCGCATCTGTAGCCAACCCTACACAGGGTGGTTATGAATACCTTCAATGGTCATCTCATCAGAATGGCTACCACGAAGGTATTGATCTGAACTGCGGAGTTGGCATCGATGGTGACTTGGGCGCGCCGCTACTTTCGCTAACGAAGATGCGTCTAGCCTATTCAGGAGTTGCGCGTGGGTTCGGCAACCATCAGTGGTGGGAAGTCATCGACGGTAGCGACTACCAAGGCGCATACGTTCATTATGCCCACGCTAACGAGTTCATCTATAGCGATGTCGATACTGTCGTAGAGCGTGGTGACGCTATCGGCACCTGTGGGAAAAGCGGCAACCAGTACGCTGCGCATTTGCACTTTGTCGTAGCGAAGTCTTGGCTTGGGCCAACGTACTACGGTGGACCATCGTTGACCGTAGACGAAGTGCGCGCGGCAACGCATGATCCAATCGAGTTCTGGTCATACTACAACGAACGAACGGAAGCCAACCATATGGAAGTTACTGAACAAGAACGTGAACTGATTCAGAAGGTGCGTGACACGAACTACCCAGTAACTGAGGCAACGCGTCTGATCGAACAAGCGGCAGGTCTCGGTAG